AGGATAATCAAGCGGGAATGGTGGCAAGATTGGGAAAAAGCGGAGATTCCTACTGTAAAATACGTTATTCAGGCGTATGACACGGCTTTTTCCAAGAAAGAAAGTGCAGATTACAGCGCGATTACGACGTGGGGCGTGTTTGAGCCGGAGGAGGGTGGTTCTGATCACCTAATTTTGATGGATGCGCGGCGTGGTCGGTGGAACTTTCCAGAATTAAAGGAGATTGCTCATGAGGAACACGAATATTGGGAGCCAGACATGGTTGTGGTCGAAGCAAAAGCGTCGGGTGCACCGCTCATTGACGAGTTGCGGCTTCGCGGTATTCCGGCACTTAGCTTTTCTCCGGGCAAAGGTAAGGATAAGATAACCAGAATGCACATGGTTGCGCCATTATTTGAAGCTGGTGTAGTATGGGCACCAACAGACAAGAAGTTTGCTGACGAGGTAATAGAAGAGGTTGTTTCATTTCCTAATGGAGATCATGATGACTTTTGTGATAGTATGACGTTAGCACTGATGCGTTTTCGGCAGGGGGGCTTTGTTTCTTTGCATGGTGAAGACGAAGAACACGACGAGTATCGTCGTAAGCGGGAGTATTACTAATGGCACTGCCACCGATTGTAGATTCTGGGATTCGTCCTGAAGACATGATGTCAACGGAGGCGTCGGTTGATGTGTCTGTTCCACAGCCTGTAGACTTTTCGGGTGGGGCGGAGATTATAGACGATGGTCAGGGTGGTGCGATTGTGCAGAGTTTAGCGCAACGGATTATGATGGAGGAGGCTGCCATTGCGCAGCCTGCGCATGGTGATAATTTAGCTGATTTTTTAGATCAAGGTTATTTAGGAGAGATATCATCGGATCTTCGGGCTTCTTATGAGGAGGATATGGAGTCTCGTGCTGAGTGGGAAGAGACGTACACAAAGGGGTTGGACCAACTTGGTGTTAAGTATGAAGAGCGGACTCAGCCGTTTGAGGGTTCTTCTGGTGTTACTCATCCGTTGATTTCGGAGAGTGTGACTCAGTTTCAGGCGCAGGCATACAAAGAGTTGATTCCTGCTGGGGGTCCGGTTCAGGTACAAGTTCTTGGTCTGCAAGATGCGGCCCGTGAAGAACAGGCATCGCGTGTAAAAGATTTTATGAATTACCAGATTATGGAAGTGATGGAGGAGTTTGATCCTGATATGGATCAGCTTTTGTTTTATTTACCGTTATCGGGTTCTTGTTTTAAGAAAGTGTATTTTGATGAGGCCAAGCAACGAGCGGTGGCGAAATTTGTTCCGGCGCAAGATTTGGTTGTTTCGTATGCGGCGTCGGATTTACAGACGGCAGCTAGGGTTACGCATGTTTTACGGATGGATGCAAACGAAGTTCGCAAGATGCAGATTGCGGGGTTTTATTCTGATGTAGAGTTAAGCAAGCAAGATTCGGAAGAGAACGAGGTTCGTCAAAAGATAGATGAAATACAGGGCACGTCTCGATCATACACGGATGATGTGTATACGATTCTTGAGATGCACGTTGATTTGGATCTTGAAGGTTTTGAGGACATGGGTCCAGATGGTGAGCCGACAGGTATTGCGCTTCCTTACATCGTTACGATAGATGAAGGCTCTGGAAAGATTTTGTCTGTTCGTCGTAATTTTGAAGAAAACTCTGAGCTTGCTAAAAAGCAGCAATATTTTGTGCATTACAAGTTTATGCCTGGTTTGGGGTTTTATGGTTTTGGTTTAATTCACATGATTGGTGGTCTTGGTCGTGCGGCGACAAGCATTTTGCGCCAGTTGATTGATGCGGGTACACTTGCCAATCTTCCTGCGGGATTCAAGGCTAGAGGAGTACGGGTTCGTAATGACGATGAACCGTTACAGCCGGGAGAATGGCGGGACATTGATGCACCTGGCGGCAACATTCGGGACTCGATTATTCCGTTACCTTATAAAGAACCTTCGGGAACATTGGCTCAGTTATTAGGTACGCTTGTAGACAACGGCAGGCGTTTTATAGCGTTGGCGGATCAGCAAACATCGAACATGAATCAAGAGGCTCCGGTGGGCACAACGGTAGCTTTATTGGAGCGTGGCATGAAGGTGATGTCTGCGATTCACAAACGGCTGCATTATGCGCAAAAGAATGAGTTTCGTATTTTAGCGAGGATCTTTAGGGATAATTTACCTCAACAATATCCGTATGATGTAGCGGGTGGGGATCGCACTATTATGGCTTCGGACTTTGATGGTCGTGTAGATGTGGTTCCGGTTAGTGATCCTAATATCTTTTCGATGGCGCAGCGTGTTACGTTGGCGCAGACGCAGTTGCAGTTGGCGCAGTCTAATCCACAGGTACACAATTTACATGCAGCATTTCGTCGTATGTATCAGGCGTTAGAGGTGCATAACATTGATGAGATATTGCCACCACCTCCGCAACCACAACCGTTGGATCCGTTGATTGAGAATGCTCGTGCGTTGACTGGAGAGTTGTTGATGGCGTTTGATGGTCAGGATCATGACGCGCATATTGAATTGCATGTCATGTTTATGAAGACACCTATTGTTATGACTTCTCCGCAGGTCATGGGGATACTGATGGGTCACGTTCAGGAGCATATTTCTAAGAAGGCTCGTGAGATGGTGATGACACAGATTCAGGGATTGATTTCTCAGGTACAGTTGATGGCTCAGTCTGGAGCGATAGATCCGCAGGCTGCGCAGCAACAGATTGCAGAAGTTCAGGCTCAGATGCAAAACCCAGAAGAGATTGAAAAGATGGTTGCTTTGCAAGAGTTACAGTTGATGAATGAGTTGATGCCGAAGATTACGCCACAGGGCGAGGATCCAATGAGCGATCCTTTGGTTCAGATTCGTATGCAGGAGCTTGGTGTGAAACAACAGGACTTGCAGCGTAAGTCGATTGATGATGCAGCACAGATTCAACTTGAGATGAATAAGATGCAGCAACGTGCAGCTACGGACGCGGCTCGGATTGAAAGTATGGAAGATATTGCGGCTCAACGGGATGACACAAACCGTGAGCGTATTGATGTTCAACGACAAAAATTAGCACGAGGATAGTGGGTGTGTGTTTTGGTCGCAATTCTTTGGGGTCATACATTTTCAACTGGGTTATATAAAATTTGTGCTTATGATTGCGGGTACGACAGACCTGCGTATTTGTGGTATGACAAGGCGTACACAGTACAACCAAATTTCATATGTCCTGCGAGGTTTATGAAATATGATAGATCCAGTGACCGCTATCGCGGGGGCTACCGCCGCTTTTAATGCAATTAAGAAGGGCTGTCAGATCGGAAGAGATCTTGAGTCAATGGGAAAAGATTTATCCCGTTGGTCAAAAAGTCTTGCCGATTTTGAGTTTGCAGCCAAACAGATTGAAAAGCCACCTTGGTATAAGTCGTTGGGCGGAGGCGTTGAGGCCCAAGCAATGGAGTTGTTTGTGCAGCGTCGTCAAATACGCGCTCAACGGGACGAATTAAGGCAGTGGATTTCTGGGACGTTGGGGCCTTCTGCTTGGCAAGAATTATTAAAGATAGAGGCAGAGGTACGCCGTACTCAACGGGAGCATGAGTACAAGCGGATAGAAACTTGGCAATCTATTTGGGCTTGGGTTTTTGGTATTACTTTATCGATCGTTTGCATCGGCGTTCTTTTTGGTTTAGTTTGGCTTTTAAAGACATCAAGTAATTAGTTGGAGGTTTTGATGGGCTTAACAATGGAGCGTGTGCTTGAATGGAAAATCATGCCACGTTTGATGATGTTAGTGATGACGATAATGTATATTCGCTGCATTGAGTGGGCTTTAGCACAACCTGATTTATCAACACAACAGAGCGCGTTAATATCAGTCGTTTCAGGAGCGATGACTGGTGCGTTTGCGGTATGGCTGGGTAGCGAAAAGGACAGTGGGGGATCATCAAAATGATGGCGTTATTGGGGAGTCTGCTTGGCTTCGGAACATCGTTTCTGCCAGAGATTTTGAATTATTTTAAGGCTGGTCAGGAACACAAACACAACCTTGAGCGGATGCAGCTTGAGATGGATTTGATGTCTAAACGTGCAGAGTTAAAGATACAGGTGTTAGACAAAGAAGCGGATATAGCAGAAACAGAGGGATTATATAGTCATGATCAAGGACTTGATGGTGGGGGATTTGTCAATGCACTACGCGCTTCTGTTCGACCTGTCATTACTTATGTTTTCTTTGGTCTTTTTTGTGCCATCAAAATCACGGCGCTCATGGCATTGATGAACTCAGGTGTTGACCTCGGTCGTGCACTTTCGATGTTGTGGGATCCAGAGACTTCGGCGTTATTTTCTGCCGTTCTCAGTTTTTGGTTTGGGGGCCGGGCAATACAAAAATACATGAAGGTAAAGCAATGACTATAAAATGCAGCAAATGTACTAAACCTGCGGATTGTAGTCATAACCGCGAATGGTGGTGTGCACATTGTTTTATAAAATTTTTTAAGGTGAACAAATGAGCTTATATAAAAACATTCATAATAAACGTAAAACCGGAAGAAAGATGCGTCCAAAGGGTGCAAAAGGTGCCCCGACCGCGCAAAACTTCAAGGACGCGGCTAAGACGGCTCGTATGAAAAAAGGTGGTATGGTGAAAAAGAAGAAAAAATGATATGGGCTGCTGTTTTTTTGCTTTGTACTCCACATGAGTGTATGAGTGTTGGAAGCCCTTTGTTTCGTACAAAAGACGAGTGTTTATATTCGACACAAACAAGGGGTATAAATTCTGTAAATCAAAAATTTCCAAATCATGTTGTTGTAGCATGGATGTGTGTTTCTTTCGGAGGACAAACAAATGACATATAAATTAGGAAAACGCAGCCAGCAAAAGTTGGAGGGTGTAGATGAGCGTATGCAGTCGGTTGTTCGATATGCTATATCTGTAACTAAGCAGGACTTCTCTGTAATCTGTGGTTTAAGAACTCGCGAGGAACAAGAGGTTTTGGTTGCTAAAGGTGCATCAAAAACAATGAAGAGCAAGCACCTTGACGGTCATGCGGTAGATCTTATGGCATATGTAGATGGGGGGCGCTGGGAATTAAATTTGTACGATGAGATTGCTGATGCTATGGCAGAGGGTGCGAGAGCGGTGGACGTCCCGATTAGGTGGGGAGCCGCATGGACTGTGCCAAATATAGCATATTGGGAAGGCGATATGGAGAGTGCGATGAACGATTATATTGACACTCGCCGTGGTCAGGGACGCAGACCTTTTATCGATGCCCCACATTTTGAGCTTATGGTATAGAGATGGATGTTATTGACTTATCGAAATATCTCTATAAAAAGCTAGAAGAACGACAAAAAGATTTGTCCGACGCTCTTGCGAGTGGCGCAGTTAAAGACTGGGAACAGTACAAAATGTCGGTGGGAGAGATACGGGGTCTCTCTTTCGCTCGTGAAGAAATAAAGGCCCTGCTGGAGAAAAACGTAGACGATGTCGAAGACTTTATATCTTCCTGACCACGTTGCGCAGAAAATGAACAAAGAAAAAGAAGAGGCAAAAAGCTCTTCTGCTTTGGATAGCGCATATGTTGACGCCT